AAGAAGAAAAAGTAATGGGTGATCTCAAGAAGTGGGTTGACCAAGACTGGGTTCGTATAGGCACTGACGGTAAAGTTAAGGGCAAATGCGGCACGTCTAAGGACAAAAAGAACCCAGACCGTTGCTTACCACGCAGTAAGGCTAACTCGTTAAGTAAAGGCGAGAAGGCCGCTACTGCCAAGAAAAAGAAGCGGGAAGGCGCTAAGGGGAAGACCGTGGTTAAGAACACTAAACCTGCTACTGTTAAAGCGCAAAAAGGTGGTTTAATGAAAGGTAAACGTAAAATCGCCAAAGGTTGCGGCAAGGTACAACGTCGCAAGAAAACACTATACACATAGGTGACACATGGCTGTTTCAGGAACTACAGGGTTTAATCCAGACTTTACAGAGATTGCCGAAGAAGCGTGGGAACGCGCTGGGCGTGAGATGCGCACGGGTTACGATTTACGCACCGCACGGCGGTCTATGAACCTACTGACCATTGAGTGGGCTAACCGTGGCGTTAATATGTGGACAATCAAAGAAGGTACTGGTATCGCTATGGTCAAAGACCAAGCAACGTATAACTTACCTGATGATTGTATTGACATTATTGAACAAAACATACGCACTGGTAGTGGGGCAACGCAATCGGATATAAGCTTAAACCGTATAAGTGTTAGTACCTACGCATCTATACCTAACAAAAACACAACTGGCCGCCCGTTACAGGGGTGGGTAGAGCGATTTGGAGAAAAAGAACTTAACGTACCCACTATAACTGTGTGGCCTGTGCCAGACGTTAGTAGCACCTACACGTTAGAGTTTTTCTACCTTAGACGTATAGAAGACGCAGGTAACGGCGCAGAGACAGCGGATATGCCATTTAGATTTTTGCCATGCTTAGTTGCAGGGTTAGCGTATTACATTGCTATGAAAGTACCTGAATTGATGCCAAGAGCACAAATGTTAAAACAAGAGTACCAAGAGCAATTTATGTTAGCTTCTGGTGAAGATAGAGAAAAGACATCGGCGCATTTTGTACCGCGTATTGGGTATGTATAATGGTTGCGCGGTTTGCATCAGGTAAAAAAGCATTAGCACTTTGCGATGTTTGTGGGCTTCAGTACAAGTTGCGGCAGTTAAAAACACTTGTAGTAAAAGGGCGGGACACAAACATTAAAGCGTGTCCTGAGTGTCACGACTCTGACCACCCACAGTTAAAACTTGGGGAGTTTCCTATAAACGACCCGCAAGCTATACGTAACCCTCGCCCAGATACGAGTATACATCCGGGGCCGAGAAGCAGTAGAACAGTGCAATATGGGTGGTATCCTGTAGGTGGTGGCCCTACTTTTTCTGGTACACCCAACGATTTGGTAGGCAAAACTAAAATAGGCACAGTGACGGTGACAACATGAACCTAGCAGAACTAATAACCGCAGTAGAAGATACTACTGAAAACACGTTTACGTTTAATCAACACGTTGATTTTATTACGCAAACTGAAAAGGCTATATTTCAAGCTATAAAATTCCCTGCAATGACAAAAACGCAAACTACAAACACCAGCACTAATAATTCTAAATACCTTACTAACATTGACTACTTATACACCAAAAGTTTTGTGGTTACAGTCAGTAGTGTTAATTACACACTAATACAAAAAGATCACAGCTTTATAGAAGAGGCTTACCCTGCGAGCACTGACGCAGGTGATGCTAGCAGACCTAGATACTACTCTACACTAACAGTAGATTCGGACGGTAAGACTGAAATAATATTTGGCCCTGCCCCAAGCGGCGCTTTTGCCACTGTGCACACTTACGCGGCATATCCAGACTCTATTACAAAAGATGCTAGCGCTAAAACAAGCACTCAGGCAAGCTGGCTGGGGGATAACTTTGACAACGTGTTGCTAAACGGAGCGCTAGTAGAAGCGGCTAGATTTATGAAAGCCGAACAAGATATAGTGGCTATGTACAAAGAAATGTACATTACTTCTCTTAAACTAGCACAAGAGCTACAATCTAACTTGAATAACGACTCATATCGACCACAAAGTGCTCCAATGGCAGGTGTGCAATAATGGCTATATCTCAAGGACTAACAACACTATGTAAAGAAAAGATGCTAAAAGGTGGCATTGACTTTACTACTGTAGAAGTAAAACTAGCGTTGTTTACTAATGAAGCTAACTTGGACGCTACCACAACTACATATACAGGTTTAGATAATCAAATTACCGGGGATGGTTATGTATCCGGTGGTAACGTGTTAGTAGTAACTGTAGCCACAACTGGCACTACAGCTTATGTACATTTTAACACCTCTACTTGGTCAGATGCTACGTTTACAGCGGCAGGGGCGTTAATATACAACAATACTGTAGGCAGTAAAGACGCACTTGCAGTATTAGATTTTGGTGGGGATAAAACGGTAACCGCCGGTACGTTTTTAATCAATTTCCCAGCCGCAGGCGATAGCGCAATTATACGAATTGAATAGAGGTAAACCATGGCGCACACAACTAATTTGGGGCTACTTCAGCCAGACCAAGGTGACTTAGACGGCACTTGGGGCACGTCCATAAATAACTCAATTACTGCATTAGTCGAGCAGGCCGTAGCAGGACGAGAAACAATCAATAGTTGGTCGGGTAACGCCGCTACATTAGTTATGACAGACGGCTCTGTATCTACCGCTAGAAACATGATGCTAAAACTAGAAGATGGCACAGGTGGCACTGCGTTAGGTGGGGCAGGTACGCTTAATGTACCAACCAAAACTAAACTGTATTTAGTACATAACGGTAGCGCAAGTCACGCGGTAACGGTAAAAGTGTCTGGCCAAACAGGTGTAGCCATACCTGTAGGAGAAACAGCTTTATTGTACTGTAACGGTGCAGATGTGTTTTCTGCGCTTGATTTCTTACCTTTACTGCACGTAGACAACCTACAGATAGACGCTAATGCCATAACAGCCACAAACACCAACGGCGGCATATCACTTATACCAGACGGTAATGGAGAGATTGTTGTTGGTAGATCAGCTACAGCAACCACCATAACTACCAATGGCGCTGGCGACTTAGTGCTAGATACTAATGCGGGCACTGACACTGGTTCAATTACTATTACCACTGGCGCAACAGCATCTACTGACATAAGCATAGCTCCGTCTGGTAGTGGCAACACGGGTGGTCAGACTAATATAGCTAGAGCACAACTTACTAACGGTTACGCGGCTCCAGTGTCAAAAACAGCTAATTTTGACTTAGATTTCGCCTCTATAGGCACTATAACAAGCGTTATAAATAGCCCTACTATGGCTTTATTAGACGCAAGCGATAATTTTTCTAATGTTTACGGTGCAACGTGGACTGTAGCTAACATAGGTACTGGTATCATTACTATTTCTGTACCGAACAACACTACGCTATCTTGGCTAACTGGCGCTAGTGTAACCTCCGTAGCAGGTAGTGGTAGTGGGGCAAATGAAGACCGTAAAATAGCGTCTGGCGGTGTGGTCACCGTGTTTGTCGTAAGTGGCGATACCTACTACATGACAGGAACCGGTATATCATGACAATCTGTATTCTACCCATAGCTGGCGGGGGCGCTGGCCCCACGGTTCAAGTAGTTACAGGTAATCTTAATGCAAAAGGCGTTCAGGTTAATGGCTATCTTTTTAACGCTATTAGCTCTACAGGTAGTATATACGCTAGAGGTACTAGCCAAGACACTGCGTTTAAAGCTCCTTTGTCCATACCCAAATATCCTGACGGGGAAAGTGATGTAACAGCGATATACGAAACAGTATGGACTGCTAGTTATCCCTTTACGTCGGGTACTTTAATATTTGCTTTTATGAGCACTAATTCTACGTTATACGCCGCTAGAGCTACGGCTTGGGGAGGCAATGATGTTACTACTTTAGCCTACAGAAGTGTCATGGCAACAGGCGTATCAGCCACATTTGTAGGTTCTTTGGCGGATGCTAATTTAGCCACTAGCTCTATTAGTATAGACGGCGTGACGTACTATATTTATTTTGCTTATTTTAGTGGTGTCGCAATAGCGGACAATCCTTTTAACGGCGGTACAGTACCGGTAACTACAGGTGCAATAGTAGACGTGAGGTTTAATTTCTAATGACTTATGCAAGCGTGTTATTAACAAGTACAGAAGGCATAACCACTGAAGAATGGGATAGGTTATATGCCGACTCTCTAAATTCTATGGACTCTGGTAGCACTCCTTGGGCTAGTTATACAGTAAACTTAACTGCCGAAGGTAAAAAAGACTACATGTGGAACACTGTAAAGTACGGGCTTGATGTGCCAAACGCTTATGCGTTTACTACAAAACTAGATGGCCACATGGTACAGTTAATTTTAGGTACTAAAGAAGGCACAGAAGCTAATTTATATTTTGCCCTGTACGGTAAAAATGCAAATGGATCTAAGTCTTGGTTGTATGACGATGCTTATCATGCGCATTGTAAGAGTTTTTTTGCCGAGACAGGTGCAAACACGTTAGTGGCTAAATCGGTTCCTGACGGGCCTATGGACAACTATGTGCATAACAACGGTTTAAGTAACTATTCTGGATTTTCTCCTTCTACGGATACTAGCGCTGATGCGTACCCCGTAGGTGTAGCAGTAATGCGTAACGTAAAGAGTAATTTATCATGACAGCTAAAAAACGTGGACGACCTAAGAACCCAAATACAGTAACCCGTGTGTCCGCACGCGAGGTTCTAATTCAATTAGAGAAACATGAATCCCTCTGTGCTACTAGACTTGACGCTATAGAAAAGCGGTTAGAAGACGGATCTAAGAAGTTCATTAGGTTAGAACAGTACATTTGGGGGTTATATGCGGCTATTTTTGTTACCGCTATTGCTGGCAAGCTCTTTTAGCCTAGCTCAAGAGCCGCAGGACGCAACGGTTGGCGATTTTGGGTCTAATAACCAACAGTCCGCCGAAACCATTGACAACAGGTCATCTACGACTGTTTCGCAGGAGGGTACGCCAGTAAACACGGCTGTTGCCCCCAGTAGCCCTAGTTATAACCAAGATGTGTGTACGTTTAGTGGATCTGCGGGTGTACAAACGCAAGTATTTGGATTAGCATTTGGTAGTCCCATAAAAGATGAGACATGTGAGCGTTTAAAGCTCAGTAAACAGTTAAATGCTCTAGGGCTAAAGGTAGCCGCTGTGAGCGTCATGTGCCAAGACTACCGCGTGTGGTGGGCACTTTATGAATCAGGGACTCCGTGTCCCGTAAACCAAGGATTAATAGGTGATGATGCGTATACTTTCTATAAAAATCGCCCTGACATGGTTCCTGATGAGCCTCTCATTTACCGTGCTAGCCGATCACGAGAACCAAACGGATCTACAAACCCAAACCGCAAGCATAAATGACTTAATTGGGCCTGAGAAAGACAACTTTATTAGCCAAATGGCCGCTAACATGGTTACTGGCGCTACAACCATTGTAGACCCCACCACAGGTCAGCAGTACCACGTTACGCAAGCGCAGATAGATGCGTTTAACTCTGCGTACCAAACTGCCTTAGAGCAATCTACCCAAGAGTATTTGACTGGTTTACTTATCCAAGATGAGATAATTACTCAACAGGTCGAGTTTGAAGAGCAGAAAAACAACATGATTGAGGAAGCTCAAGTCATTGCAACTGTTACTGCTATAGCCGCTGAGATAGAAGCCGCTGACGAATCGACCAAAATAGGTATGGAGAAGTACGCTACAGACAACGATTTACGAGCTATTAAGCAAGAAACAAGAGATGCTTACCAAGCAAGTATTGAAAACATGGTAGTAGCTAGCCGTACCAAAAACATGCTTGAACAGTACTCCGGGGCGATCATTGAATCAACTACGTTTGTCACTCAGGCTACCGAGACTGTTCAGGCATTTTACGATGGTGCAGAAGTAGGTATAGATAAGATGCTTCTTGACCAACTTAACATAGCATGGGCAGGACAATCAGTGGGTGTTGAAAACGGTTTTTGGGCTGAGATAGGCAGTATCGAAGCTCAATTCTTACCCGCCAATGGTGATGGCCCATTAATTGAGGTAATTCCACAATGAACATAGATGCAGAACAAATAGGCACTTGGATAGGTATTTTAGGTGCTTTAGGCGGTGTCGCCATGACATTTGCCACAATGGAAGAAAAAGTAGCCCAACTGGAAGGTTCTATGTCAGAACTGTATAATGTTGAGGAAATCCGTACTATGGAGAAACGTCTTACTACGCTAGAAGTAACGCAAAATAACAGCGATGTGGGGCATTTATCAGCCACAATAGCCACTATAGAGGGGCAAATAAGTAATGTTGAGCAAACTATTGGACGACTTGAAAGCGGTCTTAGCGAAGTACAAAGTAGTGATACAAGCGCGTTGGACAGCGGCATCGAGGTTAATAAAAGTCGAATATCGACTATTCAAGGCCAGATTAAGGCGCTTAACAGCAAAATTGAAAGGCTTGTTGACAAGCTGGACAGACTAAAAAACAATAGCAACCCACTGGGGTAAATTATGAACTTTGGTGCATTAAAAGGTATTATTGGTGCAGTTGCACCCACATTAGGTACTGCATTAGCAGGGCCACTAGGCGGTACAGCGGCACAAGCAATTTCAGCCGTATTAGGTTGCAAAACCGATGCCAAGTCTATTTCTACAGCCATGCAGAACGCTACACCAGAGCAACTTGCTGAGATAAAGAAAGCCGAGTTAGACTTTGAAGCTCAGATGAAACAGATGGATGTAGACATATTTGCCTTGGAGACTGCCGATGTACAGGATGCTAGGAAAGCTCATAAGGGAGATTGGACACCACGAGTATTCGGATTACTTGCTCTTATCGGGTTCCTTGCTTATATATTTCTGGTCACTATTCAACCCCCTGACGCTAACAGCGATACTATTGTATCTCTTGTCTTGGGGTATCTTGGAGGACTTGTTTCAGGCATAAGTTCTTTCTACTTTGGAGCGAGTCACGCAAAAGATGATTAACTTAAAAAGACTGCAAGATCAATTAGTTATAGACGAGGGCTTGGAGTTAAAGCCTTACCGCTGTAGCGCCGATAAGCTAACCATTGGCGTTGGGAGAAATATACAGGAGGTCGGAATCACTAAAGATGAGGCCATGATGCTTCTTGCCAACGACATAGCACGATGTGCAGGTGAGTGTACGCGTGAGTTCCCTTGGTTTGCCGAATTGACCCCGTTACGTAAAGAAGCTGTGATTAACCTTGTATTTAACATGGGTATGGCTACGTTTAAGAAGTTTAAGAAAACCATTGCTCATATAGAGGCTGGCGAGTATGAACGTGCTGGTACAGAGTTATTAGACAGCAATTACGCCCGTCAGGTAGGTCAACGTAGTCAACGCGTAGCGAACATGCTTGCTGATGGAGAATAAACATGCCACTAAGCAAGTTAGAGTTCAAAGCAGGGGTAGACAAAGAGCGTTCTAGCTATGCTAGCGAGGGCGGCTGGTACGAGACTGATAAAGTGCGGTTCCGTAAGGGTTTACCGGAAAAGATAGGTGGCTGGGTACGTCTGTCTGCTAGTACGTTCT